CGTCTTGTTCCCACCCGTTTTGGTCGGGTAGGGGGTTTTCATAGCAAACTGCTCCATCTGGAGCAAGGGGAGCGCACGCTCCAGCAACGCCTTCGAGAAGTACGTCTGGAACTGTGCGGTTACTGAACCAGTAGTGACCATTTTAGTTTATATCCTTTGCGGCTAACCGTTCCGATCAACCTCGCCCGCCATCCTCATCAATTCACGTTCCTGCTCGTCTAGCGAGAGTTCGTGAAAAGCCTTGGTCTTGGCCGGACCTGACGGTTGACCCGAAGCCGGGGTCGTCGCTTTTCTGAGTTGAGCAATTTCTCGCTCATACTCTGCAACCTTCTTTTCCAAACCAGATGCGGCGTCCGCCTTAATGCGCATCTTGGCAATCTGAACCGCATCGTTAATCCCGGCGGGATAGTTCCGCAGGATCGCATGCTGTTCCAACATTTGAGACACGGCCTTGTAGAGGGAGCTTGAGGAATCCTTAAGTTCGGGATTCTCCTCAACCTCTTTGAGGAGATTCCTGTCCCAAGCGGATTTCATCTCCGTCTTGGTCTTCTCCTCAATCTCCTTTCGCTCTTCCGCTTCTACTTCCGAGGCTCTTTGCTCTGCAATCTGCGCAAGATCGTCGCGGCCTTCGCCACGATAGTTCTTTGCCGCTTCCCGGTAATCCTCCGGGCTAAATTTTCGACTGCTTTGCTTTGCCTCTTCTTTAGGAGCCTCTGGAGTCGTCCTTGCATTTCGCGCCGACTCAAGGGCTTCTCGCTCTGCCTTGAGTTTAGCTTTTTCTGCTTGGACATCTTCCCACTCCTTCTGGAGTCGCGATTTGGCCTTCTCATACCTAGATTGCTTCTTTTCGGAAGCCGAATCTGGCTTGGAATCTTCTGGTTGCGTTGTTAGAGAACTTTTCGCTTCCTCGGATTTCTCCTCGGTTGCGGGAGCCTCACTCGAGGCTTCCTGTTTTGGTTCGGCTTCTTCCGCAGACGTGGGCTTCTGCTCGGTACTTCCACTAACCTTATCCGTTTCAGTTGTTGCCTTGGCTTCGTCCTTCTTGGGTTCGGGATTGTATTCCCGGCCCTCGTCGGCTGCGGCAGCCATTGCAAGAATTTCCGTTTCGGTAAGATTTCCTGAATCCGCCATTTTGACCCTTTCTTACACTCTTTAGCAGGGGAGTCATTCCTGCCGGGAGGTTAGTTTGCTACTGGTTCATCGGCATCGTCCCCGTAGCCCGGGACGGCCGAGTTTAATTTTGCGGTCGCAAGCGACTCAATGGTCGCAACACAACCACGGAAACCTTTAGCATACCCGCACGCCTCCGCAAGTGCTTCTTCTTTCTTCATCACGGCGGCAGCATTCTGGCGCAAAGTTAGGTTCAAAAGTATAAGACTAAGCTTCTGTCCGGCCGGCGTACCCATGAAAGACTTAAGCGCCCGCTCATCCTCATCGAGCCACTTGGGTTCCTCAACCCACTCTTGGTTGCGGATGAAGGCTAGGATTGCACGCAGCTTCCTCATGACATCAGCGCCCAACTGTCGCCTTGGAAAAGGACGAACTTCGCATCTTTGTAGATTTCGCCCAGAGCCTTCTGTACTGCCGGGAAACTCCAATCGTGTCCAGCCATGATCCCTCCCTGACGTAGCTTCGGCTCCCAGCCCTTGACGTCTGCCAGCACCGCTTCATACCTGTGATCGCCGTCAACATATACCAGATCCAGCGAACCATCGGCAACAAACTCCAAGGCGTCAAGGCTTTTCCCACGGCTGAAAGATACGTTACCAAGGGGCTTGGTACGGTTCTGGAAAGCCTCGAAAACAAACTTCATTGGGCATTGCTGGCTCGCAACGTCACCGATGTCATACCCGTTGATCCAAGGATCGACCGCAAGCACGGTCTTGAAGTATTTGGCGATAACCTCGGTGCCTTCTCCGCTATAGGAACCAATCTCAACGGCAGCACCGTTGGCGCCGCTCTCGTTGGCCCACTGACACAACTTAGCCAAGCCTTCCTGCTGGAAGGCGTCTCGCATCACCGGGACGATCATCCCGTGGTTTGCAAGGTAGGTTGATTTGCTCCTTCGTCAGGAACCATCCCGCCCTGCTGCTCCATTGCCTTGGCTTCTGCCTTGGCTGCGTCACGAAGCTGTTTCTGAATGGCGCGGGATGTGTTCGGATCGACCTGCTCAAGCGCAGCGAGATGTTGCTGCAAGTGTTGCATGAGAACCTGCATGGACATTTGATCCACGGGTTGCTGACGCGCTTGGGCGGCTTGGTTGAATTGGAAAAGAACTTGGATATGGGCCTTGTGATCGTCGGACGGTTTGATCTGGACCGGGAAGCCGGTGGCGAGCATGGTCGCAATCTCGGTCGCCTGATCCTCAGCCTGATCCCCGGTGCCGGCCTGCGGGTCTTGGTAGAGGCGGCGAACAAGGCTCGGGTCATCCTGCTCGATAACGGATTTGACCAGTTCGCCCTGATTGACGAACGGATTGTTCAGGAACATCTGCATTCGGGCGACGGCTTTCTGGAGCGAGAACTGGCGGTTGATGAAATCCATTCCGCCCTTCGGCTCGATCGAGTAATCTTCGTGGATACCTTCGGGCGGCATCGAGCCGGTCTCTTCCGCATAGCGGAACATGAGATCCTTCTTGTTGTACTGGACGTAAAGCGCCCAGCTTTGCTTGAAGAGATGGGCCAAGCCCATTCGGAAAATACGATTGCGCAGATCCCCGGAGGCAGCCGCCTGACCCTGCATGGCCGCGATCTCGGTCGCAGTCTTGCGGTCGGACACCTGATACTGCGAGCCAGCGGCAAAGTCAGGGTTGCCCATCCGCTGCTCGGCCAGCATCCGCTCCTCCAGCATAAGGCGCTGGAAATCGAACGGAGGCTGGCTGAACTGCACCGGCTTGAGACCCTGCGGCAGGATCTGACCGGGCTGCATCTTCAGGTTCGCCGTGTTCAGGCTTACCGGATTCTGTGCTTCAAAAACAGGGCGGTTGGCAAGCTCAACGTAATCGCTCAGGCTATTCTTCAGCTTGTTGAGCAGATTCTCTCCGGGGAGGAGAATTTCTGCAACTCCCCGTGGGCTATACCAACCTCCCCCGGTTATCTCATAGGGGAAATCCACAAAGGGCGGTTCGCCATGCTTGTAAGGCAGAACGAACGGCTTCCTTACATCTTCGGTGACAACCAGCGGGCTATAAGTCTCGACCTTCCATCCGTCCTCGGTCGGCGTATACATTTCCCAAAGAATGATGCGATCGTTCTCAGCTTCCTGAGTAATTCCCTCGCGTCGATAAATCTCGTCCTGAATCTCACTTCGTAGGCCCACCGATTTGGACGGTTTACCCGAAATGGTTTTAATAAAGTTCTCGTCCTGCTTGTAAAGCGGATTTGCCTTATAGGAGTCGACGCTCGTTGAGATGATGTGAACAATGAAGTCGGCATCTTTGAATTCCTTGGTGTAGGAAGGTACGATAATATGGAAGGGATCGATCGCCTCGAAGTCAATACGCTTCTTGTCCTCGTTCCAGATCACCTTGGCAACGCCACGGCCGTAGAGCAGGATGTTGTCGATTACGGAAACAATCTCTTTCTGGCTGGAAAGGATGTCGTTGCCGATGGCGGAATTGACGAAGGAGGGCTTTAGCTTCTCGATCGCAGTATCGATCAACTGAACGTGCAGGTCAGCGGCGGTAGGCCAAGGCTTGACCTTCCGGCGGACACCGAAGTACCGGGCCTGATAGAACAAACGCTGCCGGTTCTCCCAAGTCTCGCGCTGGTTAAGAGCCTCGATGATCCTGACGTAGTAGTCGTTGCGGCGTGTGTCTTTAGCGTTCATTTGTCGCGTTCCCGGTTTAGTTCAAACGAAAGATCGTTGATATAATGCAAAGCGCGTTTTGACCATGCGCGGACGGCAGGAGAAGAATCGCGTACAGCAGGGTAGTTCTCATCGCGCATCAGAGCCTCAACGGCCCCGGTCGTATTCGTTACGGGGGTCGTCGTGGCGCACCCACCAAGGCTTAGGGCCAAGATCGCGATCAATGGCGTCACGGTTGTTGCGCCAATCGCCCTCTGCCCGATCGATGCGCTTCTCGCGCCAACCGGGGATGAGGCGAAGGATCGATGCAATGATGTTAAGTATCGCACCGATCACTTAAAGTTATTTAATGTGGAGACCGAGCGTCTTTAGGAAGTTGACAACTTTTTCCAGCGCCGAATCATCGGCAGGGGTCGGGGTCAGCTTCACAATGATACGCGCAGCAAGCACGATGCCACCGAGGGCGGCAACAATCTCAGTCCAGTTTGCAGTAATCCAGTTCCAGATATTCATATTAACCTCCTGCATCGAAGCCAGCCATGACAGGATCGCTCGATTCCATCAGGGCTTGCAATGACCTCCACGTTGGCTTCTCGACGGGGAAAGTCAAATCAAACCGAAGATTACCACCATCTAAGCAGAGGGCAAGGGCATCCGCACGATCGGGTGATGCGATGCC